ACATGTTCCTATGGTTCCATTAACACCAGAGGAAACTATGGGTGGAATCTACGGACGAAGGTTTATCGATCCTATGCCTCGTAATAAATCTTGTGGGTACGGTTTTAAGAGCAAATTATCTACACATTATGAATTGCTAGATGGAGTTGCAGAACTTAGTGACACGCTTCAACAAGAGATTGACGCGGCAATGTTGTGCTATCGTCAGAATAAGAGATATAATTTCATCTACAAAGCTTCTCTGAAAGATGAGCCGACATTACTCACAAAGAAGAAAATACGAGTATTTACCGGAGCACCTGTGGCTCAGAAGTATATTATTCGCAAATATTTTCTACCACCCGCCACTATGTTGACTATATTCAGTGGTCTGAGTGAGCAAGCTGTGGGGATTAATGCCAGTGGCAGGGAGTGGGACGAATTACATCACCACATCACGCAATTTGGCGACGACCGCATCATAGCTGGCGATTTCAAAGCTTATGACCAATCTCTACCAGTGAATGTAACTATTGCTACTATGCGCATTTTGATAGCCATAGCAGCGGCTGGAGGTTATAGTGAAGATGATTTAGCTATTATGGAGGCTGCTATACCAGATGTGGTTTCTGCTTACGTAGCCGTAAATGGCACATTGGTTAAACTCACCAAGGGTAACACTTCAGGCAATAACTTGACGGTATTTATTAACGGTATAGCCAATGCCCTTCTACACCGTTGCGCTTACTTCGACACCCTAGGGCTGACAGCCTGCCCATACAGGGAAAATGTAGTTAGTATGTTTTACGGAGATGATAGCTTGGGGGCTGTTCATAGTCGTTTAGGCGATAGTTACACTTGTGTTAATATTTCTGAACATATGTTAGTTTATGGTTTGGAATACACTGCCCCTGATAAAACACCCATCATTCCTCCCTTTAGACCAAAAGGGGAGGTAAATTTTCTGAAGAGAGACTCTCTGTACGTCCCAGAATTTGGGACGTACAATGGTTTATTGGATGAGAAGTCTATTTTTAAGTCTTTGCATTCCAACTTGGCATCGAAAGAATTAACTAGACACCAGCTGGCAGCTGTTTGCATATGCGGAGCTCTTCGAGAGTGGTTCCTGTATGGGAGACTCGTTTTCGATAAGCGACGCAGACAGCTGCTAGAGATTGTGAAAAAGCACGATCTAGA